TACTTGGTGAAGCAAATATAATGTTGTGTAGATTACGAATATTAACCCCAGTAGAAAAAGTGCCCATAGAGGCGACAATAATCGCGTCACTGGATTTCTCTGTAATCTCTCGTACTTTCTCCCGCGTATCCACGTCGGTCTCTCCTGATACATAAAATAATCTCCTAGTGTTTCTTGGTAGTTTATCAAACTTTTCTTGCAGAAGGTTATGTAGAGGTTTTCCGTGTTTGTCGACATATTGGAATAATATGAGTGTGGCACCGACATTTTTAATTGCAAGATTTGCGATAAAGTTATTTCTAGGACCATATTGTACTATAAAGTCCATCTCTTGTTGATAAGAATTCTTTGATACTTCTCTGCAAAACTCTTCTTTATACTTTAATAGAAGTATGTTAATATCAAGATCTGCAAGGTCATTATTATCCATCAACTTTCGGGTAGTAGTTACTTTATGAACTGGCCCGAATAATCCCTCTAATACTAACTGATGAGTTTGAGTTCCATCTAATGTTCCTGTAGTACCTATTCTAAATTGAGCCTCGGTACATTTTTCTAATATCGCAGTGAGAGACTTAGCTTTAAATGCGTGTGCCTCATCACCAATAACCATCCCATATGGCTGGAACCATTCTGCTCTTTCTTTATAGATTGACTGCCATGTAGTGATTACTACTCTATGTGATATATTATATTTTTCTTTACCAGCATATATCTTATGGCAATTCTCGCCTACATCCCACTCATCCAACTTAGAATAGTCTTCAAAGTCTGAATACATTTGTTCAACTAATGAAGTGGTCGGTACTATAAGTAGGACACTATTATCGTAACCATCAAGGAAAGCTCGTATGGCCATGTATATAATAAGTGACTTACCACTTGCAGTTGGTGATAGAAGTAATGATTTTTTGTTAGATAGTGCATGATGTAAAGCCTCCAGCTGATAATCTCTAGGTTTAATTTTATTTCCACCTGCAGTTAAATTTAACATACCTAGTATATGTTCTAAGTCAACAGGTTCAAGTGAATTAGGTAATCCGTAACTAGATGACTGAACTTCTATAGTGTATTTTCTAGCATCGGCAAACTCTTGGAGATACTTAAAGAGTCCACAATAAAGTGTTCGCTTTCTCATATCAAGTAATCTAATCTTACCATCCCATATTCTATTCTTATATGCCGGCATGAATTTATAACCAGGAACAAAGAAACAGAAGTGCTCTGTTAGTTCCATTAGAATACTTGGGTCAGCATCTATTTGGAGAAAGCTTTCATTTCTCTTTGTTACTTTAATTTTGTCCATTTAACCTTTCCAAAAGCCATTGTATAAGAGTATTTATTAGTCCTTAAAACGATACCATCAAAGGACTTAACCTTCTCTTTAGTGTTTTCTTCTATCCATTTCTTTAATTGGGTAAGAGAATTCCAAGACTTCTTTTCTATATATTCCATTGTATACCAGAGTGTATATTCTATTACATACCAGAAGTGAATTTATGCCAATCAATTGCATTTCTAATAGACTGATGTCTCCACTTAATATTTTCCATAATCTCTTTAAGTGTATCTACCATTTCTTGCTGATAGTGTTGTTTGGCTTGGTGGGCTTGAATGAGAGGGTCTGAATCGTACCATTTATCCATATCTCCCTTTAATACTGTAAGACCATTAAGTGGGTCATAAGACCAACCTTTATCGTCCATTTCTTCTTGAGTTAGTTTACCATTATAGTGCATAAACTTCTCTTTCAGCAAGACTTTAAAATCCAAGTCTAACTTCTTTAGTTTTAGTTTATTTACAGTATATAGTTCTAAGTACTTCGAATGAAGTTTGGCAGATTCACGAGATGCATTACCTAAATCCATCTCATCTATAGTGGAATCTTTCTTCCACATTTCTATTATTTGTTCTAAGCTATTCATAATATTCTCCAAGTATACTTATAGATTAACTTATTATACTACAAGTTAACCTAAATGTAAACCATTATTTAAATTCAAAGGTTGAGTAAGCAAATGTTACTGTCGCCTGTAGATATTCTACTTCTGTTCCTTGTGTGTCGAATGCAAGTTCTGTCATTGCAATAGGGAATACATCCGAAAAATGTATTGTCTTAGTTACATTAGAGTGAGAGTTAAGAACCAATAGTTCTGCATCTTCTGACTGGTCTTCTTTACTGTTAACTATACGATGCATCCAATTAAACATTTCTAAGTAATTTTCCATATCTTCTGTAATATTAAATGTAATGGATAAGTCACCAAAGTTTATTCTATCACCAGTAAATGCAATGTTTGCACCTTTATATGGCATAGGACTTTCTGCAATTGCCATATCAGGTAGAGATACACCAGTACAAAAATATTCGGAATTAGAAAATTTGTTCTTGTCTATAGAGAATTGAAACCCTATAGGATTTAAAAAGTTTTTATTAGTAGTTGTCATATATGTATTTATACTCTTTTAAAAGTTAGAATGCGCCATCCTTGGCCAAAGTGCTCCTATAAACTTACTTAGATTCAGTCTCTTCAACACCAGTCTTATCTGCCACAGTTTTAATTGTACCAGATACTACATCCAAAGTGCCAGTGGTAACACCTGCAACATCAGATGCAACTCCACCAACAATAGTCTTAGTGCCGTCAATTACTGAGTCAACTGTACTACAACCAGCTAACAAAACTACTGTCATTAATGCAAAAATCTTATGCATGATAATCTCCTATCTTGTAATTCCGGGGGTGGTTTCCTATCCACTCATGTGCAGTACGTACCACTTGATACGCAGAACATCTTCCATGTAGTTATTTATATCTATTAAATGCTTAGACTTCAGTTTTTCTATGCAAAAAAAGAGAGCCCCGAAGGACTCTCTTAAATACTTTATTACTAAAGATTAGTCAACCATGATGTCGTCTACTCTGAAGATTCTGAAGTATGGGTTAGCTCTGTCAGTACCTGTACCGTCAGCGCCTACGAATGGATTAGTAACCATACCGTATCTAGTTTTGAACCCGATACGTGGTTGGAAATCACTTTCGCCAATTGCCTTAACCATAGTTAATGGTACGTAAGGACAGTAGAACATACCCGCATCATACGGATTTGAACCTCTATAACCTACTAAAGCAAAGTCTTCTGTTGCATATGGGTCTACATATACTTTTAGTCTTCCGTTAAGAACACCAGCAAAAGTATTACCTGTATCATCTACTTGTAATCCAGTAGATAAAGCAGGAGTATAGTCCATTACACCAGCTGCTGCTAGAGCAGAAGCAACGTCTGAAGAACAGATAACAAAGTTACCTTTGCCTCTTCTAGTTTGCTTAGCAATGATGTTTGCTTCTCTTTCGAGTTGCATGATAAGTCCTTTGAACTTCTCAACCATCCAACGTCCGTCTGAGTCTGTACCAACATCAAAAGCACCTTTCAATGCTACTGAAGTTTGTTGTGCACCTAACTTAGCTTTAGCCATAATAGTTCTAATCATCTCTCTGTTGATTTCCGCAAGGATTTCAGTAGAAAGAATATTAGCTAATTCAGCTTCTGCATCTAGACCATGAATTGCTTTAAGGTCTTGAGCTAGTTCCATTGTGTACTCAGCTTTAAGAGCTCTTGACTTAGCAGTTACTGTTGATTTCTCAATAGTGAAAGCCATTTCTCCGAACCCGTTACCTGTTAGAGCTTCTGCAGATGCAGTAGCAATACCACTACCAGATGTAATTACTGTATCAGCTAGGTTATCACCTAGGACACCATCAGCACCTGAACCGTCAGTTTCGCCTTCAAGACCAGTTGGCCCTGCAGCATGTGTACCAGTACCAGAAAAGTCAGTATCAGCTTCGTTAAAGAAAGCCTCATCACCTGCCTGTGTACCATACTTAGCTTTCATAGCAAAGATAAGACCAGTTGGACCAGTCATTGGTTGAACACCAGCTACATCATAAGCGATAAGATTTGGCATAGCTCTTCTTACGAGAGAGATAAGTACCGGATCAAATCCTTTGATGTTACCAGCTGTAGCACCCATACCAGCACCGACTACGTTAGCCGCTTCTGAAATATAGTTACCACCCATTTGAGCTGCTTCTTCTGCAAGAGCAACTTCTTGATTTTCTAACAATCGAGCTGTAACAGCTTTCTTGTATTTATCCTGAATAACTGGTGCACTTTCGTGTTCCAGGACAGGACCCCATTTTTCCATGAGTTGTGAGTCTGCATTAAACATTTTTTAGTTCCCCTAATTTGTTTTATGAATAGTTTTTACTAATAGCTTGTGTGTATCTAGCCATTGAATCTGAGATATCAGCAGTTTCTACTGAGTCATTTCCAATGAGACTTTTTACTTCGTCAGCCTTCTCATTAACTTCCTTTGTGAAGTATGATTCTTTAACAGTTTTAACTTTCATTTCAAAAGTTTCTTTGTTATCAAAATCAATATCTTCAACTAAAGATGCTAACTTCTCAGCTTCAGTTTCAGCTAAACCTAAAGAATTTTCTCTGATTACATTTGCTCTTTCAAGTTCTTGAACGGACTCATGTAGTCTGATATTATCTTCTGTTGATTTATTAAGGTTCCCTTCTAGTTCAGCTACT